GTAACCATAGTTTTGTGAAACCTCTTCCGTGGTCTCCCGAAGGATTGAGGAAGTAACAAGGCTTCCGTGCATAGCACTAAACAAAGAACCACCAAACACGCCTGCAACACCGAGCATATGGAATGGGTGCATGAGAATGTTGTGTTCTGCTTGGAAGACAAACATGAAGTTAAATGTTCCACTGATACCTAAAGGCATACCATCAGAGAAGGACCCCTGACCGAATGGGTAGACAAGAAAGACTGCAAGAGCTGCTGATAGTGGTGCTGTGTAAGCAACAAATATCCATGGTCTCATGCCAAGTCTGTATGATAGTTCCCACTGTCTACCAGCATAAGCTGCTACTCCAATTAAGAAGTGGAAGACAACGAGTTGGTATGGTCCGCCGTTGTATAGCCACTCGTCCAGTGTGCCAGCTTCCCATATTGGATAAAAATGTAGTCCGATTGCGTTAGAGGAGGGGACGACTGCTCCTGATATAATATTGTTTCCGTATAATAACGAGCCGGAAACAGGCTCACGTATGCCATCAATATCTACAGGTGGTGCTGCGATAAAGGCGAGTATAAAACAAGTTGTTGCAGCGAGTAAGCAAGGGATCATTAGAACACCAAACCAACCTACATATAGTCTGTTGTTAGTGCTTGTAACCCACTCGCAGAATCTCTGCCAGTTACTGGCTTGGCTTTCTCTTGTTACTGAGATAGCTGCCATTTAAAATACACCGGGTATAATTTGTCCTGTTGTTGCGTAGGCTCCTACAGCTGCTACGAAACCGAGCATAGCTGCCCAGCCATTAAATCTTTCTGCTTCTGGTGACATTAGTTTTCGTTGTGGTAATAGTTGTATGGGTGGTTCGTTTGGGTAGATATTTTCTCTACCATCAGTATCGGTAGTAATCATTTTTTCTTAGTTTTTTTCTTGTAAGGTTTTGCTGTTTTCGCTGCCCGTTTAAAGTTAGCGGCGGTGGGAGCACCCTTAGAACCCACCTTTCTCATCTTCTCGCCAGAGCCAGCTTTGATGCGTTTTCTCTTGGCGTGTATATTTGCGTAAAGACCTCTCTTAGCCATTATGGTTTTCCTTTTTTGTACTTAACTTTACCTATTCTACCAGCTCCAAAGTCGGGTAGTGCTCTTTTGTACTTATTACCATACCCATCTTCATCATCATAAATTTTGATACGTGAAACCGGACCGTCATTTAGAGCCAGCTTTTTAAGTTTCTGTCTCTCGGGAATCGAACTGGTTTCTTTACCAGTATCGAGATCGTATGTTTTAGCCATTAGCGTTTTTTACCTTTGTGTTTGCAGCCACACTTGCTGCCTTTTTTGTGTGCCATGTTAGCATTTCCATCGTCGCATAGCAAGTGCCTTACGTGTAGGCTTGCCGTTTGGTTTCTTCATCGGACCTTTCATTCCTTTGAATCGTGCACAAAATGATCTTTTGCGTGGACCGCCTCCGGGCTGTGGAGCCTTGAGGTTGGAGCCAGTAGCTGCGTTATACTTCTTTCTACCGGCTGCTGTGAGACCTCCCTTACGGCTTTTGTGCTTGCCCATTTTAAGGGATACGTTTTTCTTTTTTACTGCCATTATACTCCATCAAACATTTGACGTCTAGCATTACTTTTAATTTGACGATAAGACTCAAAGTCTTGATCTGTCATGCCACTGTTCATGAGATTATCTAGACCGATATCTCTGGCTTTTTTGTATTCACCTAGTGTAAGTTTTCTACCTGATCCTCCAAGTTCTAGTGCTAGTTGTGTAGGACTAATAAACATTGACTGTTGCTGTCTCTGCATATACTCTTGAATCAGTCGTTGTTCAGTCTCTTCGTCTCCGAGAGTACCTCGTGGAATCTCACCTTCGATTATACCTTGGATTAACTCGTCCATACTAGGCTCTGTAAAATGTTTACCTCCTGTATGATGTGCTAATCCTTTACTAGGCATAGGTGATTTACCGGGTAGGTAGGGGCTTGATGGAGTACCATCTTTACCCGGTGCTTTGACTGGTCTGTTAGGGTCATCTTTAGGAAGAGGATCTGCCATAGCTAGCCCCGGCTCTCCTCTGCCATATATAGATAGTATTAGATCCTCTTGATAAGCCATTACTTTTTCTTCTTTCCTAGAATTTTTCTTTGTACTGCTGGTGGTAGTTTAGACATACCTTTGTTCATTGTCTTTTTACCTTTCTTTGGTGGTCTACCTTTTTTACTTCCGTAAGTACCTTTCCCTGCTGGCATTTTTTTCTCCTAAAAATTAACGTTTGGTGATCTTTCTAATTTTTCCATAACATCCATACGGTATGCTGGATCTTCGTCGTAACGTGGGTCAGCCATAGCTCTTACAACTTCCTGTTGACTACGGAACTGATCGCTACTTTGCTTTGGTGGTTTACCTTGTACCATCTTTCCATCATATCCTACTGCATCATTGTACGCATAGCCTAATGCTCTGACTGCAAAGAATGCACCTAGTGGATCTCCTTTAGCCATGACAGCATCGAACATTTTAATCTCTTGTTCATTAAGAGCTCCTTGTGCCCATTGTATCATGTTTGCGTAGTTCTTTTCTCCGCCTACTATACCTTTGAGTTCTTTAATATCTGCTTCAGTAAAGTCTCTGTTTTGTGGCTGTTCTTTTGTTACAGAATCTCGATACTCAAGGTGCATCTGTGCAAGTTCATCTACACTCATCTTGCGTAGTTTGTCTAGAGACTCTTGGGTGTAGCCTTCTTCTGTTCCAGCTTCTTCCCATAACTGATCGAGAATGTTAGTTTCTACTTCTTCAGTTGCAGCCTCTTCCTCTTCTTCTTGTGCTGGCTCTTCTTCTTTTGTGTTAAGCTTTTGTTGTAGCTCAAGATAACCTTTCTCTAGCTCTTCAGCATTTTTATACTTACCAGCTAGTAGGTTGTCCTGAGCTTCTTGCATCTGCTCACCAACTTTTAAGGAATCCTGTTCTTCAGCAGAGAGATTTTCTATACTCGTCGTCTCTACGTTAGGCTCCATTGTTAATGTTTCTGCCATTTGTTATTATTGTGGTGGTTGTTGTTCTGGTGTTGGTTGTTTACTTGGATCTAGCATTGGTGCTTTTAGTAGAGCTGGTGTAGCATCAATAGCTTTCATTTCAGCTTCTTGTTGTGCTGCTTGCTGTTGTTCTTGTTGCCTTTCTTCCATGCTCTTCACAAGATTAAGTACGTCTATACCTTGTGCAGCTGCTAGTCTTTTAATAACCTCATCCGGATTTATATATTGCATGATAGCATCTGGTCCCATTGTCTGTGCAATCGTTGACAAGAAGCCACCTAGTGCTTGTACGTCCTGACCTCTACCTAAACTATTGATACCAGCTACGATAATAGGCTTAACCATACCTTTTGGTATACGTGGTATCTCGCCTGTCTTCTGGAATATGCTAAGTTTTCTGTTGAGATAAGGTACGAGGAACTCTATAGTTAACAACCCGAACAGTCCGCCGAGCTGTTGTTCTAGTTCCATTTGTGTCATGCGTACTTCTTCTGCGGTTGTACGTTCTGACTGCCGAACTGACAGGATAAGGAACGCTTCGTTCAATCGCTTCTCGAGTGTCTGCATGTGCTGCAATGCCGTAGCAAAGTCAGCTGTCTTACCGACTTGTACCACACCTATATCATCAGGTCTACCTTGTACGATAGCTCCGTTGCCAGCTGCTGCTAGCGTTGATGGTTTAGTTGTAGATGATGGTGATACAGTAAACACAACCTTGGCTGCTGCTGCACTACCTTCTACGATAGCTTGTGACAATGCTTCAAGAGACTTAAGATCTCCGATGAATTGTCCTACTCTACCTCTACCATATGCTTCTCCATCTACTGTATTGAATCGTAGTGGTAGCCATGGTGTACTATCTATTGGTGCTTTACCTTGTGATCCGGGTATACGTTTATCGTGTACCTCTTGATGCCATACAAATCTGTTGTTGTCACGCTTGCAGTGCGTGTAGACATCACATTCTTCTTCCTCTTCGTCCTGATCCATTACCATTTTTTCTGGCATGATCTCGTAGTAGGAAGGGATAAGATCTTTATTGATCCTTTCTTTTGTGATAATTTCAATCACTTGGCCGTTGCCATCTCGTTCTATTACGTAGCGGTTAAGAGGATATAACTTCAGTCCTGTCTTGCCCATAAAGATAAGAGCATTACCACCTACAACTAGATGTTGTAATGCTTGGTGTATTACTACACGATCATCTGATGCAGCGATAGCGTCAAGAATAGTACGCTCTATCTTTGCAAAGGATAAGTCAA